ACACCTATAGATAAGTTTAATCATGGTATAGATGCTTTACGGTATGCAGTAAATGAGAAAAATATCATAAGAAAAGCAAGTTCCGTTAAAATACCAGGAATTTAGAAAGGAGTTGATACGATGATTGAAAATACAAAGTTTTGCATGGACATAACAGATGATCAAATAACACCGGAGTTGATACAAACGTTTCTTGATCTGCATGGCTCGATTGTTAGCGGCAGATTCAAAGTATTAGATGATTATTACAAAGGTGAACATGAGATTTTAAATAGAGTAATAGAAGATACAACAAAACCTAATAACAAACCAGTTATAAACTATTGCTCATACATCACAGATACCCTCACAGGCTTCTTTGTAGGTAAGCCAGTAACTTATACCTCTAAAGATAAAGAGTTTTTAGAAGTCCTCACAAAGATATATAAGGATAACGAAGAACAGGCTGAAAATCACGATTTAGGTCATAAATCCAGTATTAAAGGGCAAGCATTTGAATTACTTTATTTAGACGAAGAAGGAAAGATATGTTTTGACCCTCTTGACACCGATGGAGTAATTATTGTACATGATACTACTATTAAAAATATTCCATGTGTGGCTATTCGCTATTATACAGTACATGACTATATCGCTGATGAAGATACTATTAAAATTGACGTATATACTAAAACAAATATTTATCATTATGTAGATGATGGAGGTATTATGTTTGAAAGTTCAGAGCAGCACTATTTCGGTGAGGTTCCGGTTATAGAGTATGCGAATAATCGTTATAGACGTGGAGACTTTCAAAATATTATTTCTTTAAATGATATTTATAATAAAAATACCGCTGATATATCGAATGATGTAGAGTATTTCTCAAATGCTTATTTAGTATTAGAAAATATGAGTGAAACAAAGAGCGAGGATATTACAGACATAAACAAAAACAGAGTTATATTGACTAGCGAAAATGGAAAGGCTTATTTCCTCACAAAACAATTAAACGATCAAGTTGTACAGAACCAAAGAAATAATTTGAGTGAAGACATACATAAAACCTCATATACACCGGATTTAAGCAAAGATATAGCAAGTAACGTAAGCGGTAATGCTTTAAAAACTAAAATGTTTACTACCGCTGAAATAATAGTCAATAAAGAGCGCAAATTTACAAAGTCTTTGCAGACTAGACAAAGATTGATCGCTACTATTCTTAATTTAAAGGGTTATAAAGATGCAGAGGGTAAAGAGATGGTTACTCACGAATATAATTACAAAGATATTATGATGAAATTCCACCGCAACATGCCAACCGGAATGTATGAAACCGCAGACGATGTTTCTAAAATGTCTACCACAGTAAGTCAGAAAACTTTACTAACCGAAATAGGTATTGAAGATGTAGATGCAGAAATTGCACAAATAGAACTTGAAAAAAGTACAATGGTAGATTTAGATAATTTGCAAATGCCTAAAGAAGCTGATGTAGTTGAATAATTCTCAATACTGGCAACAAAGGCTAGAAAAGTTGACAAATAGTCTTATGTTAGGACAAGAGAAAGACACCGTAGCCTTTTTGAGAGCCTACAAGTCCTCTCTAACAGACATTCAAACATATGTTAGCCAATTATACGCAAAGTATTCAACGGATGGTGTACTGTCTTTAAACGATATGTACCTTAAAACTAGATATTCTGATATGGAAAAGGAAATCAATAATATTGTAAAAAGTCTTGGAAATAAAGAAAAAGATTACTTCAAAAGTGAGCTAACAAAGACCTATGAAAAGTCTTATATTTCCACTGGTACAATATTGACAGAAGGTATTCCAAAACTTGCAATTAATTTTAATAAAATACCCACTGGCTTTGTAAATACTGCTTTAACGTACCCTTGGAGTGGAGATTCGTACTCTAATAGGATTTGGAAAAACAAAGAAGCACTAATAAGTAACTTAAAACAAACTTTAACTAGAGGATTTATAAACGGTTCTTCAATATCGAATATGACTAAAGACCTTAAAGGGGTTTTGGATGGTTCAGCCACCGCATGTAGGAAATTAATTCGTACCGAGGCTATGCATTGTATAGGTGCAAGCCATAATGATACATATAAGGCAGCCGGAGTTAAACGAGTAAAATTTATTACTGCGGAAGATGATCGAGTATGCAAAATTTGCAATGGTATAGCGAATTCAAGTAAAAATCCTTTTTTAATAGAAGATGCTCCAATGATACCAATTCATGCAAATAGTAGATCAATTTCGATACCGTATTTTGAAGATTAAGATGTCAAGTAATCCTTGACTACTGACCATATTCGTGAGGTCACGAAAAAGGTATAGGAGGTAATTAAAATAGTAAAAATAGTAGGGGTATGCAATATAGTGCATACTGATTATGAATCATTTATAAAAGATATTTCAAAAACTATAAATTCATTACAAGATGATGGTCAAACTGTAGAAGTTCAGTATTCTACGAATTCTCTTGGCAATGGGCAACTCGCATATTCTGCATTAATATTAGGCAGAAAATAAAACATCCTTTATAGGGTGTTATTTTTATGTCCATAACGTGTAGAGGACTTGAAAAGCTACATGGAATTAAATAATAGTCACTCGACTTTAAATTGGAGGTAACTAACAATGGCAGACGTAATAAAAGATGAAAACATAGATACTACAGAAACGGTGGTTGACGAACCTATAGTTGAAACTGTAGTTGAGAAAACTTTTACGCAAGATGAAATGAATGTGATAATCGCAGACAGAATTAAGCGTGAAAAAAAGAACGCAGAAATTGAAAAAGAAGAAGCTAAAAGACTTGCTAAAATGTCAGAATCAGAACGCAAGACCGCAGAGTTTGAAATTGAAAAAGCTAATTTTGCAGAGGAACGTAAACTTTACCAAAGAGAAAAACTAGAATTACAAGTTGTAAAAGAGTTATCGACAAAGTCGTTACCTACAGAGTTTAGTAAATATCTAATTGGTGAAGATGCAGAAACTTGTATGACTAATATAAAAGAGTTTGAGACAAAGTGGCAACAGGCAATGGCAGCTGCAATTGATATTAAGTTAAGGGGTAAAACTCCTTCTAATGGTGGTCAATCAATATCGGTTAATCCTTACAAAAAAGAATCTTATAGTCTTACACAACAAAGCATAATGGAAAAAAACGATCCAACGTTAGCCGCTCAATTAAGAGCAGCAACGAAATAGAGGAGGAATTATAAATGGCTTTAACTACTTTAACAAACATGGTAATACCAGTAAACTTCGATGCATACGTGGCAGAAATGGCTACAGACAAAAACGCATTCTTTGCGAGTGGAATATTGGTGGCTAATCCACAATTAGCGAAATTACTTTCGATGGGCGGTAAATCATTAATTATGCCTTTCACAAAAGCATTAAGCGGTGATTCAGAAATACCTAGTGAAACTGAAGATATGGGATTAGGCGGAATTACTACTTCAGAAGATATTGCAAGACGTCAATTAAGAGTAAAAGCGTTTGGAGAAAATGCACTTGCTAGTCTTTTAAGCGGTGATAATGTAATGGATAGAATTGCGAATGCATATGCTGCTTATTGGTCTGCTGAATATACCAAAATACTATTAAGCACTTGCAAAGGTGTATTTGCTTCTATGACAGACCATGTAAATGATATATCGGCTTTAACTGATAGTGCTTCTTTATTTACATCAAGCGGTGCAATTGATACTAAATTCATATTAGGTGATAGCGCTGACAAATTAAACGCAGTAAGTGTTAATAGTGCGGTATATGCTTATTTACTTAAACAAGATCAAATTGACACTATCCCGGCTTCTGATGGTAATGGGACTATTACAGTTTATACACCACTTAACGCTCGTGTAATTATGGATGATGCGGTGCCATATGACAATTCAACAAAAATAGGTTCTATGTATATGTTTGGTGCCGGTGCTATGGGATTTGTTGAAAGTAATGAGGGTATTGTATCAAGCGAAGTATATAGAGCACCACTCAAAGGACTTGGAGAAAATGCATTAATAAACAGAAAACAATTTGTGCTTCATCCTCTAGGAATACAGTGGAATGAACCAACGGCTAATCCTATTTCACCTACAAACACACAACTTGCCGCAGCTGCAAACTGGACTAAAAAGAAAGATAAGAAAAATGTAGCACTAGCAGAATTTAAATTTAAAATAGTCTAATAAAATGAGGGGTTTATTCCCCTCTATTTTTATATAGGAGGAAATAAATTTGGGAATAACGAGTTACAACAAAGGCAAACGCAAAGAGGAATTGCGAAAAGAAAATGCTAAAAAATCAAAGGCAAAAATTAAAGCTGAAAAGAAAAAAGTAGGCGATAAATAATGGAAATATTAGAAAAAGTAAACCTATTATTAGATAATCCCAATAAAGATGAACTTTTAACTATGCTGATTGGAGAAG